TAATGAAGGCAAATAAAAATCCCAAATTTGAGTTTAGTCGTAGAAAATATACGACCTTATTGAACAAGGTTTCACTTTATTTTACAAATCGAAAAGTAATTAATCAAATACTGCACAAATATGGAAATAATACGAATGATGCTTTTTATTTATCGGAATTTTTGTGTGATTGTTTGAAGAAGATTGATAAGAAGAAACTGGAAGAAGATATGGATAAATATGTGATGCCTATTTTGCAGGAAATGGATATGACGAGTGAGGATGTTGATTTAATTTTGAGGTTAAATAAATTGGAGGAAGATGATATAAAGAAGATTTATACCACCAAATATAAAAATTTTGTGAAAGGTGGGAAATTGTAGATTGTTTTTTCAATTTATCCATCATTGGTATAAACAGCGACTTGGTATTTATCGAAGTCTAATTTAGGAAAACATTTAGCACAGTTTCCTTTTTTATCAGTGCATTTGCAATTAGCATTTGGAACGTAATTAATACCTTTTGTGCAAATGGTTGGGTTATATGAAGCTTGCCAGTCAGGATTTTCTTTTTTACAATCTTTATCTTGTTTTAAAAAGTCTTTTTGACCGGCATAGGAGTCGGCACCGGTGAAACCTTCTTGAATTGAAGCGTAATAATCGCGGGCATCTTGGAAGGCAGGAGGGATGGAATCGGGGCAATATTTTTTGTAAGCTTTGGGACCTAAATACCAGTCAATATTTCCACAACAGGATTGACAGGCACCTGGATTTGGGTCTCTTCCGCCAAAACGATAAAAATGTTCGTTCATTTGCATATATTTTCTGATACCAAGAAAAATCACGAATACGAAAATGGCAATAGCCAAGATTAGTAGAAGATTAGTATGGGTGGATTTATTCATTATTATATATTATATAATAATATTTTTGTCTGAAAAATTTATTGAAAAACAGGGGGGCGTTTTGCGGTCAAACATTGAACAGTTTGAGGAGGCAATCCTGCAGAATTTCCATTAGCACAGCTCGGAGCTTGTCTCAATACTGATGGACCCATTGGACATTTGGAAGGAGTATAGTTCTGATTTTTAAGATTATTCTGGACGGTTTCAGCGGTTTGGACTTGCCATTGTGGGCCTGGGATGGGAGTAACTAAATTGCAGGGATTAGTTGAATAACCGGAGCAAAGAGGAACACAACCGTCACGTCCTAAAAGACATTTGTCTTTGTCGGCGAAATCACCAACGGGTTGAAATCTCATGTATTTGGAAGGATAACTTGCACCTAAAGGAAATCCAGTTTCATGGAACATATTATCTTGAATAAAACTTGGTCTGTATTCGTTAATTTCGTCCTGAAAAATAGGTAGTTGTTTTTTGTAGTTCATATTATTTTATATATATAAAATAATTATTAAAAAAATCAAAAAATGCTTCTTAACCTCTGCTCAAAAAATTTATTTAAAAGCCCCACTATACAACAAAACAATTATCACGATGAAAACCGCAAAAATAGGTGGGAAAATTTCCACGTAAGACATTGCATATATTTCATTAGAAGCATTTACATCAACATAATTTGAAAATTTCCTACCAAGTCTATTTAATCCTGGAAAAAGAACTCTAAATAAGAGTAATATAACATAAATCACTAAGAATGGGATAATGAAAAATTTTATAAAAGGATTTAAACCGGGAACAATGCGATCCATCAAAAATCCTGATAATAAACCTAATGAGATTGCAATAATATAAGATGTTGTCATTCCTGCGCTTACCATTTAATATATTCATAGAATTTTTTTTAGGAAATGTAAGTTATTTCTTCATCTTTTTTAGATATCGCTTTATCCAATTTTTTATTTAATAAATCACAATAATCCCTCAATAAATTCTCTATGTTACAAACCCTTTGTGTTAAATCCTCAATCATTTTTGTGTTTTTTTGGAGTATTTCTATTTCATTTGGTAATGAATCAATTACTTTTTTCATATCAAATGTTTCTTCTTCTCTACGATGCTTTTTACTCTGCATTTTTAAGATAATTGTCAAATAGTCTTTATATTTATAAAAATCAATTTTTCACCGATTTATTGCACTGGGTGGAAAAATTTGCAGTTCTCTTTATTTTGACAACCACTTCCCCAAACGTGATCAACACAAATGGGGGGAGGACAATTTCCAAAACTTTTCAAAACCTTTGATTTTGGCGGTGCCATTGTATCGACACGTTTGCGCTTTGGGGGATTTGTGGCAGGTTGAGGTGTTTCTTCTGAAGGTTGGAAAAAAATATCCAAAACCTGAGAAGCCTCATATGCAGACATATATTTGTCTTTGTCAAATTGGAGAAACCCTTTCAAGAGAGTTGCCAAGAGAACTTGGTCCCTGATTGGTATGTCCGACCCCCGAAGAATAGTTTCGATGTGATTTTCCATGTTGGTAGAACGGAATTCTAGGAGATATTCCATAACACTTGTTTTAACAAAAAGATCAGGCAGTTTCCCGTTGATCATTTCCAGGATCACTACACCAAGTGCCCACATATCGAAAGCTTTCGCAACTCGAAAAGGTACCTTAATAAATTGTGAGTTGAAGATCCAGGGATGACGGTAATAAACCGTGTAAATTGGGGCAGTATCCTGAAGCTGAAAATCATTACGACACATCAGTCCATAATCAATAATTTGCAAAGTACCTTTGTTGGTAATGCAGATATTTTCGGGCTTGATGTCGCCGTGAATAAGACTTCTTGAGTGAAGTTTTTCAAGCCATTTTACCATATCTCGAACAAAATGAGTAATTTTAGCTGGATCAATACTTCGACTCTCGATCAGTTTGTGTAAGTTACTTGGAAGATATTCCATAGTAATGCTTCCGTTTCCTTCAGCAGATGATTCAAACACTTTTGGAATGGGAATATCCATGCTTTGCAAAATCACCATCCAGTTATTTTCCGTTTGGTAACCCTGAAATTTCTTAAACTCCTTTCTAGCACACAAAGTACCATCAGATGAAGTAACAAGTGTGACCCTGCCAAATGAACCCTCGCCAATAAGAGATGTCATATAAAATGCACCTTAAAAACTTAGATATCAAATTAATTTACCATCAATTTTTTATAAATTTACACAATTTACTGAGGATGAATATTCCTACATGAATCACCATATTTGCACTTCCCTTGCAAGAAATATTTGCATATTTGTTTTTCATGAGAAAATAAACAAGAATCACCGTTTTTACAACATCCTCTTAAAAAGTTTTTACATTGACGTTGTTTGATTCGTGTTGGAGGGTCCTCAATTAAACATGTTTCATATATGCGATTACCTTCAATAAAATTCAAAATCAACATTTCTGCCTCTTCCGCAGTAATGACTTGTTTGTAGTCAACCACAAGTAATTTGGAGAGAAGCGAACATAAAAATGTTTGTTGCCTTGTGTCAATTGAGATCTTTGATTTGGAAACCATATCAAAGATCATTTTTGGCATTTTAGCATTTTCAATGTTTTGAAGATAAAGACTAGGATTTTGCTCTGATAGTATTTTTGGAAATGATTTGATTAATTCAAACACCATTATTCCAAAAGCCCACATATCAATTGATCCATGGACTTCAAACTCTTCGTTTTGGAGATTGGCACGACAAATATAGGGATGTCGGAAACAATAAGTAGCCAGATCACGATTTTTTAAGATTCGACCTTTCTGCTTACATAATCCAAAGTCAATTAGGAATGCCTTGTTTTCTTCATTCAGACAAACATTGGATCCTTTAATATCACAATGGACAAACCCAACACCATGAATTTTTTTTAGAGATTGAACGATTTGGAGAAGACAAGTCATTAACTCATCCCCGGTTTTAGGAATATTTCTTGACAATGTTTTTGGAAAATAATCCATCACAACAAATCCATAATTTCCTATGCTCATTCGGTAATGAATCTGTGGAATCCCTAGTTTATACAACATGATCATGATATTTGATTCAACTTTATATGTTAAATATTCATCATAAAATTTTAGTGCATAATTTTGAGTTCCTCTACTACACCGAAATACAAGACCAGTTCCACCTTCACCAATTAACTCTTCAATAATAAATCCCTGTATTGTTTGTCCAATCATTGGAACCACTTTTTCCTGTCTAAAATTCTTTCCATCGTATTCTCCATTTAAAAAAAGGTAAACACCTTTATTTAGCTGGATTGCAGTAGCGGTTTCGTTTGGAGAAATAAAACATGTCACTTCACCATCTGAAAGAGGAAGCTGTTCTCTCAAGTAATGAGTTAAGGATGGTATAACAGTTTTAAGCATTTTATCTCAAAAAACAACTAATTATAGTCATTTTAAGTATCAATTTTTTTTGTCAAATACGTCGTTATACTGATTTATAAATATTAGTGCATCTTGTGCGGTTATTCTTTGACGAAAATCTTTTTCAAGTAACCCTTTAAGTAACACGCCAAAAAAATTATACTCTTTTGGATAATTACTTACAATATCCTCTATTACATTCCACAGTTTGACTCGATTACTAATATTTACAAATAATTCTTTGGGATCGAATTTTTTAAAAATAGTTGGGGTGTATCCACGATTCAAAAGTGCTAAAACACATACACCAAAACTCCACATATCACAGGAAATATCAGCAGAATAATTATTTTTATCATCAGTATTAAAAATATCACAATTTTCAGGAGATCTATACCAAATAGTTGTTATTTCCTTTGATTTTGCACCAGCATAACACGACGAACTAAAATCACATAAATATGCTTCATCATCACTATCAAGTAAAATATTTGATAATTTAATATCACAGTGAACAATTTTCAATGCATGAATTTCCTTGAGAGCTAAAAGAATATTTTTTGTTATTTTGAAGATTGTCTGAACAGGAAAAATCCGATTTTCCAGATTAAATTTCATAAGGGGGAGTAGAATTGCCATTGAATCACCTATCTGAAAATAATCTAACATTTTTACAATATACTGACAATTTTTTACTTTTTCCAAAAATCGTTTTTCATATTTACCTTCATTATGGTAGAAAAAATATTTCATTGCAAATATTTCTCCACTTTCAGTATTTTTTATCTTATTAACAATTCCATAACTACCATCACCAATTTTATTTTTAATAATATATTTATTATTCTTAACATTTATATATTGATCTGGCGATATTGTGATTTTATATACTTTTTTATTTCGAACTACCAATCTTACTAATAATTCAGTCCCTGTAAAATAAGCATTCCATACTTGTTCTTTTTGGTTTTCGGATAATATTTTTATTAATGTAAATTGGTCAATCTCTTCCATTTATTTTATACATAGTATAAAATAATTATTTTTACTAATTTGTAAAAACGATATTTCCAATTCCACCCATAATTCTGAAGACATTTACACTATGTGCAAATACTACAACGTTATACTCTATTTGGGTGTTTACAACTTGTCTCATAAGTAAATATAACTGTGCACGATTTATTCTACTAAAATTACAAGTTCCACTTGGCTGAAAATCTTCAGGATTAATTCCAAAGGAGTAAACATAAATTCCTTCATCGGGAGAATTAGTATGGTATTGATATGGCTCTAATGCATTAAAAAACACTGAATCACGCAAATCAAACCTTTCATTATAATTGAGAATCAAATTACCAGCAAATAAAATGTTCTTTTGATCTATATTGAACTGATTCGTTTGTCTAGGAAATTGTTGTTCAACATCAGGTAAACATGGCTTAATATTATTATCAAAAAATTCTCGCTCCATTCTGAAATAATACGCATTTTTTACAAAACTTACATCATAAAGTGAATGGTAATATAAACAATTTGTATAATTATTCCACTGATTTACAGTATAAACATCTGTTCTCTGTGTTGTAAATATTAATTCCTTTACTGGCTGACTTATTTTAAGATCAAGCATTTGTGGTCCGTCAATACCTCCAAATTCCTGTCTTTGTACCTGGGTAATTAAATATTCGTGAGATGTTTGAGCAAATCTCCTTCTCTCATCTTCATCTAGATAAATATAATTAACAAACACATAACTATTTTGTGTCCAAAGACCACTAGGTGCCTGACCTCCATTTACAAACTTCCAAAAATAATTAAGTGGTCCATAACCTTCCGCCTCCAATCCATTCACTAAAGTCGCAGCGGTTACCTCCGGCAATCCTGCATCTTGAATTGCCTGAAAGAGTTGCGCATCAAATTCTGGTATACCAGCAGTTGGGCTGGTACCAGATTTTCCAAATTCATATAATGTTTCTGGTGACAAACCATACCACATTGTGAAAAGCTCATTTAATGCTCTAAATTCCACATTAATATATATTTCAGTATATTGTAAAGCAATGAGGGGAATGCTTAACCCAGGATTAGTACAAAACCAAAAAAACAAAGGAATATACAAACGTCTCCCTGAAATAGACGGAAGAGTACTTGGTGAATAATTTCCATAATATTTATCTGGGAATTGCATTTGCCAAACATTTCCAGTGATTTCATCGTAAGCACGTCTTTTACTTCGATCAATTGTTAATTGTGCCCAAACATTCATCCATTGTCCATATTGTTGGTCAATTAAAACTCCATTACAAGTTACATTTACACCGGCGATAAGATTCTGACCCAAATTTTCCACCCATTGAAATTTTTCTGCACTTGTAGAATAAATATTTGGAAGATCAAAAACAATGTAACTATCATGTACTAAGTCCGCATTACGATCTATTTTAACTGTTAACTGACTTCTTTGAGTTGTTGAAAAATTGGGGAGAACACGATAATATTGAGGAATATATTCCATTGAAAAATTGGTATGTCTTCTATATATTGTTTTAAAAAAAGTTATTTGAGGATTGCCTGTTAAATATAAATCTTGGGCGCCATAAGCTACTAATTGCATTAAACCACCTGCCATGATTTCTTATTATAAGTGTTAATTTATTTTTAACCTTGATTAAAAATCTTATAATAATTATGGAATCTAAATTGAATTCAAAAATATTAAATTTATTAAATGTAATTATTTTAATATTTTGCCTTATTCTATCTTGTATTTTAGTTTCTATCTCACAAAAAAATGACAATACCAACGTTCAAAATAAACCTGGATTATACGCAGGAGTAATCATTATGATTTTTTTATTTTTTCTGCTAATGTTGTTTATAGTTGGAGGGAAATACTATAATTATTTCAGACAGTTTTATTTTTGGATAGTTGGAGGATTATTTTTTTTGATAGCTATATTTTTGTTGGTGGGGTTTTTAAAAAAAGATCAGGAAAATTTCTTGAATGCTAGTGGAACTTGTATGAAAGATGGAAAAATGGGATTTGTGATTAATGGAAAGTGTCAGATAGATTTGTTGGAGGAGAACCAGAGTTTGGAGGATAAATTAGAGAGGTGTCAAAAGGCGGAGAAAAAGCTCAAAGAAAAATGTGTAAAAGATGGAAAGGAAAGTTTTGGGGATTTAGATTATGTGGGAGTAAGTCGTTCGAAACAGACTGCAAAGATTGGAATCTGTGAATATCAGAAAGATGGAGTAGTGAGATTTGGATATTCACATCCTTATTTTGGAAAGAAATGTGTTGATAGTTCTCGGATTGAAAAAATGCTCAAAGAACATCCCGAATATGGAAAACTTCATAAAATAAGATTTGGACCTTCAGGAAAATTTGAAGTGAACCCTTTCCAATCAACCCAATGTTTTGGATTTCCAAAAACTGATTTATTAAATTATGACTTGAAATGCAAAGAAAAATTTGGGAACAATTATGGGTTAAAATCACTTGATCAGACTGGATGTCCCGAAAATGACAATAGAGGTTTATGTGAGATAGATTATCAGATGGGAGAAAAAATGGATCCAAATTCTACAAAATGTGTTCCAATCGGAACTGATATGAATAATGTTTGCCAGAGAAAGAATTTGCGTGAAAAGAAAACAAAATATGTTAGAACAGGATATAAAACAGTTCGTTTTGGAGGATGTCCAGAAGGCACACAAAGAGCTATTTGTGATGGAAATTATTTTAGTGGTAAAGAATTATTTCCAAAAAGTACTGAATGTTTTCCAGAGGCATTCGATCCAGATAGAAAATGCAAGGAAAAATTTGGATTACTCTCTTTTGCAGATAGAATAATATCTGAAAACTGTCTCCCAGGAAATATCAGGGCCATCTGTAAAAATTAATCTTTTTATAACATTATTCCAAAAATAATGTTATTCTTTAATATTTTTTTACAAACACTCACATATATAATTAAACTAAAACTTTCAGCTTTTTAACGACTGTTCCTTTCTTAATGTCAACAAAATCCTTAAATAGTTTCTTCTTATCTTCAATTGAATATTGAACAATATTTTGATAATTGTCCTGTAATAGTTTCAATATAAACTGAAATGTATCCTGGAGTTGTTCATTATTTTTTGCACCGGCAATTAATACTTTTCCAGTACCAAAAACAGCAACGGAAATTCTTCGACAATCACCTTCACCATTACCTCCTTTTTTCTTAGCACCATATTTGCATTTTTTCTGGCAACAACAAATACCATTTTTTTCAACCTGATTCTTATTCCACATGAAATATATTTTAACACCCTGATATACTCTGGGGTCAAAACTACTAAATAATTTATAAGTATCACGATTATCCATCAAAAGATTATAAAGTTTTCGATTATCAATGAAAAATCCAGCGAAGAAATTACTATTTATCATAACTACCTCATAATTGACCACTCGTGAAGAAATTCTATCATCTTCATTCTCAAAAATATCAGGGAATTTTTTCATTTCTTCTAAAAGCATATTTGTAGCAACTAGACCGTCGTCATCATTCTTGGAACCAGTACATGTTATTTTTCCATTTGTAAAAATCATTAAATTTATACATTTTTCTTGCCTGATTTTAACTGAAATACAAATTGAATTATAAAAATTATTGTTTGCTTTACTATTTTTTACTAAAATACCACCTTCTTCTAAATTATCAGGGTTATCAACCTTTGTATAATTAATTGATTTAATAGGAGTATAAGGTCCCTTCCTTTCTCCATCAGCAGTAATTGTATTGTAATTTTTCAGCAAATCTTCTATTTTGACACACATTTTTTTGATGTTATAAGGTCTATCAATATAACAGCACGCAGTTTTTACGGAAATATTCAGCTCACCTTCTTTCGGAACTTCGGATACTTTTTGGGTATTTTTACTTAATATAGATAACAACATATTTTCGATTTCATCATTGTTTTCAACAGCTAATACTGATGGAACTGGAAAAGCATTCATTTCTGAAGTCATAATTGTTAGGATATAACATAGGATTCTTTTAAATCAATTTTTTTTTATTTTTTCAATTTTCAGAAATAATTTTTTCAGTTTGAACAAATTATTTCGGAAAAATGGTTTAAAAGATTTAGATAATATATTTATAAAAGATGACAGGAAATGTTATGGAATGCAAGACAGTGCAGACCACTGTTTTTAAAACGTTGATTGAGGCTTTAAAAGATATTTTGACAGATGTTAA